TTTTTATTTGAAATTTCTAAACAAGATCAAATTGTTATGAAAAAAGAGCTTAATTTAAATCCTAAAAAAACAAAAAATACAAAAAATGTAAAGAAATAAGGAGTGAATAATGGCAGCAAATTATGGAGTTAATTTTAATATCAGTAATGGTGCGGCAAGTCCTATTAAAGTGCAAAGTGATACGCCTATTGGTATTGCTGGGGCTATAAAAGGTGCAAGTAAAGAAATGATTTACACAAAGGCTGGCTATGAAAGCGTGGATAGCTTTCCAATCTTTGCCTTTTCAAATGTAAATAAAGCAAAAGAATTTGTAAACGATTTAATCAAAGAAAATAACTTACAAGATTTTAGACTTTTAGATACTTTAGAATGTATCAATTTACAAAATGTAAGCAATGTTATAATCGTCAGCTTTTTTGAAGAAAGCGAGGAAAGTGAAAACACTTTAATCAATATTGTTAATGCCATAGAAGCTTTTAAAAAAGCCAAACATAAAACAGGTTTTAGCCCTGATTTAATCATTGCTCCTTATTACTCACATGAAGCAGGAGTAAAGGCTAAGCTTGAAAGTGTGGCAAGTTCTATGAATATCACAGCTATTGTGGATCTTTACGCTACAAATGTTGGC